AGCAGAGATGTTGAAAGGATTTCCATTTCGTATGGTGCAGCAAACACAGTCTGCAATGCAACAATTCCTGGTATTATTAACTCAGATGTTGCAGTCTCCGCATCCTCTTGCGCCTAATCAACCCCTTGCGGCTGATCCTAGACTAAACATCACTCCGCTCCTATATAGGACATTCGATCACTTAGCGGAAGAATTAACTTACTCAGGTAGCTATGAGCCAGCAGATCCAAGTTTCGACCCAGAGCCAGGACTCCCAGGCGGCACCGGCGCCGGTAGCTTCGGATCCACAGGTCTCAACAACCGCCTATCCCCAGTGGGTGGCACAAGCAGCTACCCCGGTGGTAGCTTCGGCACCTACGCAGCCCTTGCCACCCCAGGTGACTCCGGCTACGGCCCCTTCTATCAGCGCCCCGTCCAGCCTGTCAACGTCGCCATCGACCCCGTCCAATCCATGGGAGTCGGCGATGGGCTCCTTAGAGAGGATAATCGGGCAGGTGAACTCGCAGTCCCTCAGCCAGGGTCTACAGTCGCCCTCGACAGGGCCGGTCCAACCCGTTACAACACAGCCCAGTCAGCCTTCACAGGTCCAGCCTTGGGCTTACCAGGTGCCCCAGGTAGCCCCGACATTAACTACCAACGTCTTACCGACCCAGACTGGCTCTCAAACTTCTACGGCGACCCAACCGAAGGAAAGCGGTCTAACAAACGTAAGCAGAGACGTAGTTAATCATTTTGGTATAGAAGCTCCCGGTATTCTTAATCAGTATTCATGTGCTCTCGAGGACATGTTGATTGAGAACGCTGGCAAGTTGGATCAGTTATCGCAGCGTTCTTCTGCAATGGAGACAATCCTAACTAATCCTGATCACCTCGCTAACTACACTGATAAGTTCTTTACTGACATTGTCCCAGTGGATATTGATGGTACCGCCGGTGTAGCTCATGAAGCTGCCCAAGCTCCTCTTCCTCAACAGCCTGCTCAGGAATATCAGCCTACGTATGATATGCCTGCTGTACCTGCTGCTGGGGGTGGACAGATTGCTAACAACCCCGCCCATACTTGGGAACATTTCGGGAACGTCATGGATAGGTCCCCCCAGAATGCATGGAAGTATTTGAGTCAAATGAGCCCAGAGGCCATGCGTAGCAAGCTTCTCTTTATGGATGGAGCTTGATAAGAATTTAAAACCTCCTTACCCTCCTCTCTAAAGGGGAGGGTTTTTTTTGCTAGGCTATAAATGGTTACTTAGTGATTATGAAAGCTCTCGGCACTCTTAGACGTAAACCAGCTATTGAGAAGGATACTTCTTCGAGTAGCTCCAGCTCTGACAATAGTTCGTCTTCGTCTTCGTCTTCGTCTCCCTCCTCTTCTTCTTCCTCTTCATCAGCCTCCTCTTCATCATCTGGTTCGAGTAGTGATGTTAATCTCTAGTAATTTACGGTGATATCCCCTCATCAAATCAAGTCCTCTTGGTATTACATCTTCTGGGGGCTGATGTCTTTAGCAGTGGTGGGCGGACAGTTATATGTGGGCTTAGGTTATCGAATGATGGCTAAAGCTCTTTTATCAATTTCTTTGTAGGCTTACTTGATCGAGTTTATTCTCGATTCTAATCATGTGAGCTTCCATCCGATCGAGAGCAGCCGTTAGTTCACCACGTGGTACATATTTTTCCGCCACTCTTACTTCTATGCGATCAATTCGCGAATCCATATCAGATATACGGGTGTTAGCGCGGCTAAACATAGCTGCTAGTGCTGTTAAGGACGCAAGAGAAATAGCAACCGTCGCTTCAACCATTAGAAAACACTCTCCCTCTTTTTAATTTTAGTCTAGAAAGAAGGTGGGTAAAATAGAGAAAAAAGAGGAAAGCTATGGCGGGACCTTCGATAGCTCAAACTAATTGGAGGTACGACGAAAGCGTCTACCACAAGATTCAATCCGGACCTCAACGGACTGGAAGCAATCTTGATCTGACCGATACCTATATTGTGATTTCGAGTGGCTACACGCCACCTTCCGGGATATGGCCCCAACAATCTTTTTATGGGGTAAATGATCTGGGAGCTGACTTCGGTAAATATCCCATCGTTACGAACATTAGTGGCTTTCTGGATAAGGATTGGCGTTTTGTTCCTCCCCCCACCTCAGGGTACTGGACAAATTATGAGGGCTCTGATATTCGGGGCTCGGGTTTACTCAGTGCTTACGAAGGGTTTAGGTACAGCTCTAATGTCCACACTGCTAACGCGAATGTACAAGGAGCCCTCGGACCTCAGCCAGGTCTAAAAGAGATTGGGGCTTATACCTGGTTTGGTTCTAATGTTCCCGATAATCAGAACTACTCCCCTTTCAATACACCCGAGGGCAATACCAGTGCTTCCGACGGGGGAGGTATTACAGGAGGGCCTGGAACTTACGAGAGGGTTAAGACCCCTATGCTTACTAATCCCACGCAGGATGCGTCAGGGGATAGAGCAGCGTGGCGATACAACTATCCCGTTTATTGCAAAACATATGCTGAAGCATCGCGATCCACTAAACCCGGACAGATGGCAACAGTCACACGTGATAGTTATCGGGGTAGATCTACGCGTTATGTAATGAATTACGGTTCTATGTATGGCAAGTTAGGGGAAGGTATAAGGAACATAGTGCGCTCCTATAGCACTACAGTTAATAGTTCAAACCAAAAAGGGGTGTAACCGCTATTAACGCGACACCACACAGTTAATATACCTAGACAAAGCCTAGAATTGTCCCTGTAGTTTCTTTGGAATCTTATCTGTGTTCATAGATAATGATTTTCCCAAGATTCTTGGTGCCGAGTTGTATCGTCCGCACCCGGCGTATATCGTCGAAATGGCAGCTGAGCCTGTAGTCGTTCACGACTTTGCGAAGCAACCAGGACAGACAGTACAACTTGATCGTTATCGTTTCTTCGGTAACCCTGGCTCCAAAGAATCTCGTGAGCGAACTGCTGAGCAGACCATCGGTACTGCAAACAGTCGCAATATAGTCAAGGACAAAGTGCTCGTGACACTTCGCGAGTATACTGGTCCTGCGGATCCTAGTGATCCAACCCAGCCCAGTACATTTAAAATTGCTCGGGAGACCTTAATCACCGCGCAGCGTTTGCTGCTCGACACAGGTAACTTAAATACCTTCCATCAGTCAATAGGTAGTTTGACCCTACTTGATGACTATCGTAGATGGCGTGACCGGGTGTTCATTAATGAGCTTCTCAAGGCAGTATCTAAGGGTCAATCCTCAGATAGCCAAGGAGGTTATTACTTCCCTGGTGGACTAGCCACAGGTGCTCTCACCTATACCAACGCTGAACAGGCCAAATTCGACGTTAAGGACGATCTCCTTAGCGTGGTCAAGAGTCTCAGGAAGCGTAACACACCAACTTTCCAAGACGGTTTTTATCGCTGCGTTTGCGATCCAACTTTCTTGATGCATTTGCGTCAGAACAGCGACTTCCGCGAGGTTGCTCGTTATCCTGGCAATGGGCAGATCAATCCACTCATGTCTGGTATGCAGCCTAACGCTGCTATCTACATGGGCCAGGGCTTCGGACAGGCTACTTTTGTAGCAGGCGAGCCCATCATGCCGACAGGCTTTGTGTTTGAAGGAGTCCGCTTCTTCGAAAGCACAAACATGCCTTCTCAGACTCAAGCTGCAACTATCGCTGGTTCCGCCACCGATTACAATGCAGCTATCGGTATGTTCTTTGGTCCCCAAAGTTGTGGAGTAGGCATCGGAGGCAACAATGCCCAGGTGCTACTTAACAACAATGACGACTTCAGCCGCTTCATCATGATGATTTGGAGCCTCTATGCAGGTTTCGAACTTCTGAACGCTGACTTCGCCACAATTGCCTACTCATTCGACGCTTGAGGAGGTAACTAATTATGGCAATTAATTCTAATCAGTTGCAGGTTGCCAAGATCTATCCTGGTAACTATGCCAACGTTCTGCGTTACTGGCACACTACGCAAACCATTCAATACAAAAACGCGAATGGTGTAGAGACAAGCATGACCAACCAGCCAGTTGGTGGTCCTGTAGGTGTTGTATTCCGTCCTGGTTGGATTGCTCAACAGGCAATCGGCTACGTAGACATGAGCTATCAAGCTCTAGGGTCTACAAACCAGTTGAGCTACTACACCACTCCTTATGGTTCTGGTCAGAATGATGACCAACAGCCATTCCTTAATGCATCAGTAATTATTCCTTCTCCTGATTTCCATAAGGATGTCAGAGCAGATATTACTGACGCTATTACGGTTCCTGCTAATGCACTTGTTTACCGTGCTTCCCTCCGTCTGAGCGGTGGTGACTTGGTAAGTAGTGGTGTTGCAGGTGCAGATACTACTCCTGAGTTGACTCTTGTTCCTGCTATGGGTGAAGGTCTTTTTGACTCTTCCACCGTGGTTTCAGGTCAGTTCGGTGTATCTCTAACTGGTGCTACTAGCCGTATTCCTAACGGAACTGTTAACAGCACAAATATCTGGGATTCAAGCAGCTTGTCTGCTTTGAGTGCTGCTACTCAGTGGAAACTGTTTACCACCGTCGATCTCGGCGGTGCCTCAGCTTCCGGTTTGGCTCAAGGCTCAGGTGTTTATGACCCTCGTGCTGGAGTCAACAAGCTATCTGGTGATGACAAAGCCCTCGCAATTTGTGAGGTTTGCTGGCTTATTGCCGATGCGCCTCCTGAGCGTCAGGATGTTGCTCTTCAGCCTGATGGCATTGTGGAGTCTCAGACCTATACCTCAACTACTCCTTGATAATCATCGAGTAAAAGTTAAAGCCCTCTCTTCGGAGAGGGTTTTTTCATGGCCTGGTGCACTGTTACATTCCTTTATAATGCCTTTGTGGGTTTCCCACTTTTTATACCCCAAACCGAGACCACGGGGGAAAGTCTCTCATCTTACAAGTACAACCGCTCTAAGATAATGGAGTTCTTCCTTATTCTCGCTGCTCTCAGTGGTGCTGCATATGGTGCATATCGGATGACTCCTAAAAATTGAATAATAAAAGGGACCCTTTACTCAGGAGGGTCCTTTTCCTTTAAACTACTGTTTATATACTGTCTTTTCACATGACCACTACCACAATGGAAACCACCTCTTATTGCTATAAACCCAGTGGGGTAAAGGTAGAAGTAATCTCTATCCATGACGATGGGGACTACTTTATGGTGAGGTCCAGCACCAGTGGGAAGGTCTTCTTTGCTCATAAAGATCAGGTAGGTCCCATAGTCGAGGAACAGGTGGAACCCGTAAATAAGGTGAGCACCCGCAGGAACCGCCGTCACGTTAAACAAGAGCCTAAGGCTCAAAAGGTAATTAAACCCATCCCCCCTGTGGATAACCGCATTAACTTAAATACCCTTACAGAACAGGGCTTAACACAATGCTTACCAGGCGTGGGTAGTAAAACTGCTAAAGAGATTATTGAGTTACGTCAGAATCTCCCTGGGGAAAAATTCACCAAGCTCGAACAATTAGAGGCTATTAAGAGGGTTGATTGGGTAGAAGTTTTTGCTACAGGCTCAGTGTACGTAGAATAGAAGAATAAAAGGGTTTTTTAGCTTGTGGCCCAACTAACGGAAAGTGAACTTCAGCAGATCCAATCGTATCTAGCTCAACAGGGTGTCGTTTTTAATGCCACTCAGACTGACGCTACAAAGCGAGAGATTGTTTATGCGGCAGTTAATCAGTTAACTCGAAACCCTGCTCAGGTTTTTGGGTACGCCCTAGATGATTATAATTTCAGCCGGGTGGCGTATCATCTAGGGTATAACATTGCTACAGTCCCAGCCGGGGATTATGCTCGTTTACTCGAAGCTTGTAATAGTGTTCCGAGCGAATTTTATTATGACAAAATTGTTCAACAGATTGAAAGATGTGAGGATGCTGAGCGTCTCACAGAATTAGCCACAGGGCGCGCCACGAGTAGGCAAGAGACGATTTTAGGTGATGTTTCACGATCTATTAATATTCAGGACAAGCGGGAGACTGCGAGGATATGGCGTGAGAACTACATGTATGAATGTGATCGTCTAGCGCATATGCTCTATGTAGCGAACTATAGAGATCCAGTAGTATCACGTTATAGATTTGAAAGGTCTGGAGGAGAGTTTATACAGGCCATACCAGGCCCTCCAGACGTGTCTCGTGCCGATCGTCTCTACTTTTGGGCTAATTGGAGATAGACTAGGTTTATTAGTTAACCCTAAAGTCTAGTGAGTATCTTATCCAAAATTCTTAGAGAAGCGGGGGGACATTTGACTAGCCGACAGGCTCGTCAAGCTTTCGTTGATGCGCTGAGCCGTTTAGATAGTCAGACAGCACGGGCGGCACTTAATGAGATGCGTAACCTTCCTAAACTTCTTCCAGGTGTTGAGGATGCTGCGCGAGTAGTCCAACCTAAGATAGGGCTCCGTTTCCCTGCGGGAGCTAGATCTATTGTCGAAACAACGACGAAGAAAGGAAATATCGTAGCGCCTGGAAGAGGAATTGGTGGCCGCTTATATAGTCCTAAGCCTCACGATACTCCTCTAAATCAAGCACTCGTTAAGGGGACGGAGAGTATTGCGGATGCATCTCCTGAGACCCTCTATAAGGTTCTCGAAAGCCAAGTCG